TTTTTTGGTTGATTGATATTATTATCTAAATCATCAATATTTGTTGTATCATTATTAATTATATCTCTTTTATTTTCATTATTTATTTCATTATTTATTTCATTATTTTTGTTTTCTACCGATGGTTCACTATTTATTTTATCATATATATTTTTATATTTCTCACCAGGATTATTCACATAATCATATATTTTCTTATCTGTAAAGTTATTTTTAAAATATTCAAAAAGTGTATGAATTAAAAAAATAAGTAGTAAAGATAATAAAATTGTTTTTATTAAATCCATATAATTATTGTAATATTAGTTATTTTATTTTTAAACCTGTTTTCTTAATCTAACTCTATCTTCTATTACTTTAATATTTGGTAGTGGTAGATTCTCTTTAAAATAAGTTATCATAACATGAATACCAGCTGACATAAACAACAGAACCAGAATTATCTGTATAATTTGAGAGAATATTCCATTCCCAAAATATTGTTTTATTCCCTTCATTTATATAATAAGGTCACATTTATTTCTTATAAATTATATTTAAAAAGTCAGAGAAATCTTCTCTAATTGATGGATTGTTTAAATCTGCGTTAGAATATTTTGCATGATAACCTTCTAATATAAAATAAAAATCAGATACCTCATTATCAATACATTCAACTACAAATGTTAGTTGTGACTTATCTCTTAGGTTATAATAACTTACTTTTTTATCTATTTTTATATGGTTGCATGGAAGACATGAAACATAATCTCTTGATTTCTTGATAATAGTAGTATCAATTGTAATATTATAACCATCTATATAGTCATCAATTGTATTTATTTCACCATCATTTATATCAATTTTCATAATTTTATTATTTTGAATAATAAAAATACCATCGGTTGAATATAAATAAATTAAATCTTCGCTAGAAGATAATATACTATTTATGTTTTGTAAATCGATATTTAACCATAGCTTATCCAAGTATATCCTCATAATAAATTATACTATAAACCATTTAAACCATTATTTCAAATTATATAATGAGTTTAAATATAATAATTGTTGAAACAAATGGATCTTTAAAACAAATGGCATGTAAAACATTTAATGAGGAAATGTTGTATAAAAAATGTAATTTAAAAAAACCAGACGACTTTACGAAGCAAACAAAATGGAAGGTTACAATTAATAGTGAAATATATCATGTCTTTTTATTTGCAAAGGAAAAAGGCAGAGCAAATAATGAAAATAAATATGATTTTCCACCACCAGTTGATAATAAATTATTTTTTGGAAATTGTGCATTATTTGCTAAGAGTGCAACCGATGACTATATAGATCTAACTGTTGATTTATGGGATAAAATATATGAAAAATTATTTGGTGGATTTGAAAATCTAAATGATACGGCATTACAGGATGAAGAAGAGGAAGATGAGCTTGATAATATACCAGCCGAACTGAAAAGTAAAGAGGGTTATTTAAAAGATGATTTTATAGTGGATGACGATGATGATCCAGATGAAGAAGCAGTTGATGATGATGACGATGATGACGATGAAGAAGAAAGCTGGGAGGATGATGACGCAGAGGAGGAGGAGGATGACGCAGATGAAGATGAAATGTTTGATGAATTAGGGTCAGAGCTAAGCGTTGAATGTTATAATTATAGCGATGATGATTGCGATTGATATATAAAAAAATTGATTTAAATATTTATTATACTAATTTATTATAATAAATATGCAAAAGGTATCCGATCCCGAAATTTTTAGAAATAATATTCGATCTTCTATTAATAAGATATGTACTGATGAGAAAAAATCAAAACACTTAGAGATAGGAATTTATAACTATTCAATTAATGAAGCAAAAAATAGAAAGATTGTAAAAAAGTGGGATAATCCATATTTTACACAAATATATATTGATCGTGTAAAAACAATTGTAATAAATTTAAAAAAATCGGATAAACTATTAACAAGTTTATTAAATAGTAAAAAGCCACATGAATTTGCATTTATGACACATCAAGAGATGAACTCTAGTAAGTGGCAATCAATAATCGAAAATAAAATGAAACGTGATAAAAGTAAATATGAAACTAGAATGGAAGCTTCTACTGATACATTTACCTGTAGAAGATGTAAATCAAAAGAATGTACATATTATCAAATGCAAACCCGTTCGGCAGATGAACCGATGACAACCTTTGTAACATGTATCAATTGCAATAATAGATGGAAGTGTTAAAAAAATAATTAATAATATATTTACTAATTATTTTTAATCAATATTAAAATGCCAGTATTTCTAAATCTTTTACTTTCCAATATTCACATGATCCACCTGGCAGTGGTCGTTTAATAATAAATGGTATTTTTTTGGCAGATAATTCCATTTGTGCAATTTGATAGCTATCTATTATATTATCGTCTACATTTACAAAAACAGCTGCATTATTATCAATTTGTTTTGCTCTTTGTCCTAAAATTCTAGCTCTTTCATATTTTGTCATAATTGGTAATGTTTTATGAAAAGGATCAATTATTTTATTATTATTATCACGAACAACCTTGGCTAGGGTTTCTATCTCATCATAATTATGATAACAACTTTCGGGATGATATTTTTCTAATGTTTTTTCAGCAAATCCATTTAATTTTTCATAATAATCTTCATCATCATCGTCATCGTCATCGTCATCGTCATCGTCATCCGAAATATTAACTGACCCTGCTTCCGAAACATTATCATTATTCATATTGTTTTCATTTTCTGTAATACTTATATCAGTATAAGTACTACTGTCGTCGTTTATTGATGCATTACTTTCTGCATCATCATCACTATATTGTGATCCTTCGCTATTAGCAACTGATTTTTCATCATCATTCTCCATAATATATATATAAAAAATATAATAATAATTTTAAATCAATTTTATTAACTATTCATTTTTCCATAAATAATCACATGTTGGACATAAATATATATATTTCATATTTTTATCATCATATCTCATATATATAATTTCATCTGTTTCCATTGCTTCCTTCGATCTTTCACTTGTATATTTAGAACACTTCATATTTGGACATTTAACATTTTTAACTCTGGGTAAAGTAGGATCAAGTTTAATATATGGATTTGATCCATAATCAACATTTGATATTTGCTTAAAATTGCTTTTAGATACACACAAATCAATATTTGATAAATTTGTTTCTTCATTTCCACAGTTACGACAATAGTAAATTAAACTATCATTTTCATCACTGTTAATTTTCATGTAATATAGGTTATCACACTTCTTACAAAACTCCATAATATATATAAATTATTATAATAATTATTTATATCAATTTTATTTAAAATAGCTCTTTAAAATCACGTTTTAATTTTTCATAATTAACTTTTACATTCATATTATAATGAGCGGTTATTACCTTTTGATCATGCGTTATAACACGCGCATTTAATGTTTTTTCGATATCCTCTTTATTTTTGTTAAAATTTTCTTTTACGTTATTATAAAAAGTATGAAATTCTGGTGGAACTACGTCATTAAATTTAGAATTACATTTTAAAATTGCCAATTCTAAATTTTTAAATGATATAATTTCATTATAATTGTTTACTGCTATTTCTTGTGACATAGTAATACCTGGTTCGTTAAGTAATGGATTTTCATTTAAAATTGTACACAATGTTAATAATACTGTTGATAATGTTTGACATGAAGTCCATCCTTCACCCCTCCATGTATTTAATAACGATAAACAAACCTTACCATTTCTATATAAATTTGGATTGAATCTAATATTATCGCCCCAATTAATAAATGTCACGGTTGGTGGACTATGTGGATAGTCCGTTGGATAACTTATTTTAAAAAAATAATTTCCATAGGCATATGGTGTATCTACCGACCCAATAATTAATGCATATCCTGTTAATATATTCTCTTCGTCGTGGTCATAATATATACCTTCTGTATCTAAAGGGTTTTTTTTGATTTGTTTAATATCCGAAACGATTCGTTTTAGAGTGTCTTTGGAATAGAGCACTTTATTATTAGTTTCGCTATGAACGGACGACATAAATTAATTAATAATATATTTTTATATTATTTTTATATAATATTTGTCTCTCTTATAAATATAAAAATTGATTTTAAAATATACCTATATATTATTCTAACAATATGCCGCCATCTGCTCTCCAAGTAGAAAGGAAATTAAAATCGTTTCTAAGGGAGTATGAAGCTAAAAAAGTCAAGGATGGAAAAATAACCCATACTCGAATTCCTAAGTATTATGGCGATCCTAAGGATAAAGATCCTAGAAATATATATGGTGGGTCCTGGATTCTTCCGGACGATAAGATAAACGAATTCCATAAATTATATGTTGAATATGTATTTACTAATGGTAAAAAAGAATATTTAACAGAAGCCCAACACGATAATGGGCAAATTTTAATAGATTTAGATTTTCATTATCCGATGAGTATTCAAAGAAGGGAAGATATATATGCGGGATGTGATGACGATAACTGGATAGATGCTAGAAAGGATTCAATTACAAGTATAATAGAAAAATATCTGGAATCTATGAAAGAAATGTTAGATATAAATGATAAATTCCCTGTATATATTTTTGAAAAAAGCGAAGTAGTTGTTGTACCAGATAAAAAAATTACAAAAGATGGAGTACATATTGTAATAGGTATTAACTTGGATCGTCGTTTACAAGAAAAATTACGTGAAATGGTATTATCTAAGATAGCTAAATCAATAGAAGAAAAGGATTTTTGGATAGATCTTCCTGCTATCTTAAATAAAGAGAAATGGGGGGATGTAATAGATTATTCTATTGCGAGTGGTAATACAAACTGGCAACTATTAGGGAGTCAGAAACCAGAATGTGATCGTTATGAGATAGCATATGGTTATGTATTTGAACTGGATACAGATAATTCATGGGCATATGCTGAGACGATAGATTTTGAGGGGGATGAATCCAAAATGGATTATGTTATTCAAAATTTCTCAAATCTAAGTGCAAATGGAACTGGTAAATCATTTGAGGTTCTAACAACATTTGATATTACAGCACTTGTAAATAGTATCGATAAATCTTTGACATCACACAATATATCGCAAAGCAATTTAATTGGTGGTACCGCCCCATCATTTACATTCCCTGATTTATCTATTATTACAAATCAAGCATCATTAGATATTATAATTGAACGAATGTTATCGATGGATAATTTGCGTCCAACCGATTATGAAAGATTAAAAAATACGCACGAATATTGTATGATTTTACCAGATAACTATTCTGAAGATTATACGCTTTGGAAAAAAGTCGGATGGGCACTAAAAAATGCCGATAATAATTACGGTCTACAGAACAGACTATTTCTAACTTACTTGAAATTCAGTAGTCGATCTGATAAATTTAAATTTGAAGAAGTCCAGAATTTATTTTATGACTGGAAATTCAAAGCAAAGACAAGTAAAGAATGTTTATCTGAAAGATCTGTATTTTATTGGGCTCGTAACGCCAATCAGGTTGAGTTTGAAAAAATAAAAAAGAATTCTATCGAACATTTTCTTGATTTGTCATTTAGATCTGATGGTTCTGATTGGGATTTAGCGTGTGTATTACATCAATTATATAAAGATCGATTTGTTCTGGCAGGTTTTACCAAAAATATATGGTATCAATTTGTAGGACATTGTTGGGAAGAAAGTGAATCAGGAGTAGAATTATCCAGAGAAATTAGCTTAGAATTATATAATGTATATCATGATAAAACCGTTGAGATGGTACAAATAATGTCTGGACTAGAAAATGATAAAGATGAATGGAAGGATTATCAACATAAGGTAACTATTTCTTCTAATATTTGCAAAAAGTTAAAATGCAATACCTCAAAAAGAAACATTATGAGCCAGTGTAAGGAATTATTCTTTGATAAGGATTATTTTGAACAAGTTGATAAAAATATGGATCTTCTATGTTGTGCTAATGGAGTAATTAATCTTGCGACAAAAGAGTTTCGTCGAGGATATCCGGAAGATTATATTACCAAGTGTACCGATATTGATTATTTACTTCCAGTTAATCGTGAAAAAAATTTAGAAAAAGAGGTTCATGATTATTGGAATATCATGTTTCCTGACACATCAGTTGGTAAATACGTATGGGAGGTATTTTCAAGTGCATTATCAGGAATTAATGTGAACCAACAATTCTATATATTCTTAGGAGCAGGTTCTAACGGTAAATCAGCATTAATGCAACTTATGAGACAAGTATTTAATGATAAGAAACGAAGAGGGTATTATGCCCAGACGCCTATACAATATTTAACTCAGGAACGAGTAAAAGCAGGTGCTGCATCAAGTGAGCTTGCAGACTTAATTGGTGCAAGATTAACAAGTATTGATGAACCCCAAAAAAATGAAAAATTAAATGTTGGTATTATGAAACAGCTTACAGGAGGTGATCCCCTTACAGCGCGTGCGTTATTTAAAGATCATATTACATTTATTCCCCAATTTACATTCGTTGCATTAACAAATAATTTGTTTGAAATTGCAGCAACAGACAAGGGTACCTGGAGAAGAATATCTGTACCACCATTCAAATCTACATTTACACATAGTCCATATAATGACCCTGAATTTCCTAAAAAAGATTTCCCTATTCAATTTAAAAAAGATCCTGAATTATTAGAGGTGAAATTCCCATTATGGAAAGAAACAGTATTGTCTATGCTTGTTGAAACAATATTTAAAACAAAAGGTTTTGTTGAAAGATCAACGGTAGTAGATGAAGAAGTACGAAAGTATAAATCTAGAGAAGATCACATTCAACAATTCATCGATTCAAAGATACATGTATCTGATGGTAATATTTTGAAACAAAGAGATCTTGGTGTTGAATTCAAGGAATGGTATCAAGACAAGTTTGGTGCAAAAATAAAAAGAATGCAAGATTTATATGATGCCATGGATAAAGCATATAAACGATATGGTAATTCAGGATGGTCCGATATCGATATAGGTTGTGAACAATAATTAATATTAAATTATATTTATAACTTTTTACACATTTGAACATTTAAAACGCCGACTTATGAAAACATTTCATACATTTTATTAAGGTCTGTATCTAATTCATTTAATCTCTCACCATATGTTTTATTTTTTTTATCATCAAATGTATCAAGTGGGATTAATAAATACTTTTCATTTTCTTTATACCAATTAATAATCTTTTCTTGTTGTTCAACCTTAACTTGTGTTCTCTTTTTAGGATTTTCTTCCTTTATCCATTTTATTAAGATTGTTCCACATTTATCTTGTTTAGATGAATTACAACTACCACAACAAGGTATACAATTAACTATATTCATTCTTCCTCTTTGACTAGATGGTCTAAATTCATCACCAGAAGGACCGATATCGTTCGATAAACAATAAGCACATTTATCTCTATCAAATGGGCTAATATAATCAATAGGAACTTTTGGCTCTATTTGAGGTTCAAGCTTTTCACCCCAATCTTTAAGAATTGCGTTTCTATGGTCTGCTCTTTTTTTAGATAATTTCGTTCCAGGTCCTTCTCGTCTTTGCTTAGGTAATCCTTCAATAGGTTCCCAATTCTTTTGGTCGGTAGTATGTTCCATGATAGATATTTTAATTATAACTATATTACAATCAATTTTTATAAAATTAAATTTAAGTCGGCGTTTTAAATATTCAAAGGTGTAATATTAATCAATTTTATTTTTATTTATATTAAAAATAAAATTGATTATATAAACAAACAACGATAATTATAATAATTAAATACAATGTCGATTCCAACTAGGATAACCTTTACCCATATTAAGAATGTTATTATTAGTGCGAATAAAACATATAAACCGCTACCATTAGGTAGATGGGGGATAAAGAATAATGTCAATTTAGCAGTAGATTATTCTAATGTAGACCACTGTGGTAGTTGTGGTGAGTATTTGAATAATAAACAATTAGATAATAAATATTATGATAATGAAGAAAAAATACTCGAACCTGAATATTTAAGTATGATATCGAATACCCCTCATTAAATTTCATCATTATAAATAAAAAAATAGTTTTTTATTTATATAGCAATTATTAATCAAAATTTTTTTACTCTTCCCTTTTTTGCCTTTTCCTTTCTCTTTCTTGTCATCGTTTTTTTACTTATTTCCTTATGTATTTTGGGGGTCTTTCTAGTAATTCTTTTGCTTGGACGATATATATCACTTTTATATTTATAACCGATTTCTCCTCTCTGATTAACCCATTTTTCTTTAAACCAACGTTTTAATCCCTTCATTTTTCCTTTTTCACCAATGTAAGGACTTTTATTACCATGTTTTTTTGTAAAAGCTTTTTTATAAGATTTAACTACAATACCACTTCTATACGCGCTGTGTTTAGGAATTTTTTTGTATATTCTTTTTTTTGTTTTATTGTATAATTTTTCATCGACTGGAATTGGTGGCGACATTATCTTTATATATTACATGAAGGAAAAAATTATTAAATTTAAGAAGGGTCCTTCTCCTAAAAAATATACTGCGTTAATCAAAAATAAAAGAACTCGTAAAATAAGAGTAATCCATTTTGGGGATAAAAATTATCAACAATATAAGGATAGAACACCATTAAAATTATATAAAAGTAAAAATCATAACACAAGAAAAAGAATGCAGAACTACTATTCAAGACATTCAGGTACAAAAACCCGAAAAGAAGGGATTAAAAAAGAAAAAAGAAAAAGCAACGGTTATTATAATGCTAAAATATTAAGTCATCTTTATTTATGGTAAACTTATTGTGAGGTTATTCCATAATATGCATTAGTTGGAATAAGACGGTTAAGAATAATATCGGTTAACTGTATAAAATAAGGTATTAAATATACATATAGCATATATGGTAAACATAACATTAAAAAAATCCAAATCGTGCTCCATATGCTCATGTACATTTTATCGTGAATGAAAAAAGCAAACGATATTATCCACAATATATAATAAACGATTCCAATATAATAACCGGCAATTGAAACCTTACTGCTTTCATCTGCTTCATATTCTGCCTTTCTATTATTTATATTATTATTCTTATTTTGGTTATCTAGCTCTTCTTGTTTGTCGGCTTTATGTGTGGTTAATGTTGTATAATGATCGTCTAAAGCTGTCATAATAATTAATTATATAATAAATATATATTTAATTATTTTTAAGGGAGTGGTTTATTTAAAATAATAACTTATCAATTGTTGTCCTAACGCAAAATAAGCGATGTAAAATAATTCCTGCTATAAAAAAAATCATTAAAATAAATAAAAAAGAATATTGGGGATTTAAAAAATGTATTATATAAGCAAGTACAATTGTTAATAATACATCAACAATTGCTATATTAAATATTCTATATTTATGAAGTCCTTTATTCGGTTCTCCTAAAATATTTTTATAATCGCACAACATTTATATTATAACAACATTTATTTACGGGGTCTAACATATGGGTCAATTTTTGAATATTTACCCTCTTCATCATCAAACTCTTTGTTATATTTTTTTATTCTATTAAAATCACTAGAAATCTCATTAATTGTGGTAAAGTTATCTACGGTCGGAGTTGATTGAAAATCATACTTGTCAAAATCGGAAGAGTTTCTAGATTGAATGTCAATATACAATTTTAAGATGTAAAATAAGGATAAAGCAATTAGAATAGGAATTATAATAGATGGAATGCTTTCACCTAAATAACCACGATTACTTATCCACATTAGCACAGTAAATCCAACTAAGATTAATATAACTTTATACATTATATTCGATAACGCCATATACCTATTTTCATAATATTTATTATTTTTTACCAATCTTCTTTTATTTTGCTTTTCATTTACTAAAGTTTTATATTCATCTTCTTTTTCTTCAATCGCATCGGTTCTTAAAGATACTAACGCATTTACTTCGCCTTGTAATCCAGTTAGAACGGTTTGATAATCAGTTTTGACAGATGATAATCCGGATTGAATATTCTTTTGATTTTGAACAATATTTGTTAAGTTGCTTTGATCTGTACTTGACAACGAACCAGAATAACTAGTTAACAGCGTTTCTGCATTAGTTTCAATAGTAGAAGAATCATCGTTCATTTGATCTATATAACCGTTTGTTTCTATCGGACTTTCTAAATATATATTAGAACCATCCACAGCGGTCAAGCCTTCTTGTATAGACGTATTTTTTTCATCATAAATATAAAAAACAATAATTAAAGCAACTGCTGTACCTAAAGTAATCAAAAATGGTCTATAAAATTTTTCATTTTTCATTTTATATATATATTATAAATATATTTATAAAAATTATTACATTTTGGTTATTATAATTCCACCCGTTAATGTTAATAATGTCAATATTGTCCACCCATATAATCTAGCCTTTTCACTATCGGCACTGCGCGAAGATAATTCAAGACCTGCATCATGATCGTCTACTTCTCTGGCAACACCTTCAATTGCAGTTCTCGCTTCAGATACAGTATCAAATCCTTCAGTATTATTAAATTTTTCAAATGTACCAAAGGTTTCTAATTGTCTATTTATAATTTCTTCATTAATTTTTCTGGCTTTTCGAAGTCTGAAATTGCTTGTTACATTCCATCTTGCATTTTCTTCAATACCATTATTTTTAAATTTTGCGTAAATTTTTCTTTCATTACTCATATATTTATAAACAGAAAATCATTTTATAAATATAATTTAGAATTCGAATAAATAAAAAGATAGTATAAATGTAGTTAATAGCGGAAATCCCGTTAAATTTATACCAAATACATTTAAAAATACCGCATATAGTAATCCCGTCATGGTTATTGATGTAATCAGTTTACTATATCCCATCCTGTCAAAATATAAAATACCGACTAAAGGTAATAAAGCAAATAGTACCAGCAACAATTGTCTTTCAGCTATACCACTAAAAAAATTAATGAATAATGTAACTGGATACATTACATCAAAACTAATCGTGTATAAAAATAATAGAATCGAAATAATTGATAAAAAAAATATTAGAGATGATAATCTAGTATAATTAATATGTGATCTATTTATCTCCCCTTCTATATTATTAATATCCTTATCTGTCTTAATATTATCTTGCAAAACGCTATTTTCATGAGATAAAAAATCATTTAAAGCTTGTATATTTTGTTCTAAATCACCTCCCATATATTATATATGTTGATTATTTTTTCATCATTTTGTTATATAAAAACCTTGTTAAATATAACGTACCTAAAGAAATTGATATTGTATAAAAAAGGAAATAATTATAAGTGTTTTCTGTATTTTCCAAATTTTTTTCTGATTTTCCAAGATTATCAATACTTTTTCTATAATCAGTTTCTAATTGTTGAATTTCATTTTGAATTGCATCAATATCACTTTGACTGGTCATATAATATATAAAAGGATTAATTATTTATACAATAACGATAATATATTCCTTTTATGGCTGTTTTACTTGGCCTTATAATTTTACATATTTGTCCTGGTTTTAAAAATATTGCACCTGCAACCGGGTCAAATCTGGATATTTGTGGTACTTGTGTTTTTGGATCATCAATATTATATTTTTTAAGAAAATCATTTTTTTCTTCATCACTCAATACAATATGCGGAGGGACTAATTCATGATCTAATATATTGAATTGAAGTCTTTTTAATGAATAAATAATAATGTATATACCATCTTGTTCCCAAATTTTTTTCAATTCATTAATAATAGTATCATTTGGATTATCATGCGTAATTATAAATAATATATCATTACTAGTCATCAGTTGTTCTGTATGTATTAAATCGTCAATCATAGTAGTTATATGGCTAGTTTTGATTGTTTTAAATGAAACAGCAATATACTTGACATATATCTTGGATTTTGACGAGTCTTTATTTTCAATAAGCATATCTAGTTGTTTATTATTTATCATACTGTGTAATTCACCAGTACTAAAGCCATGGTAATCTTCTACATTATAGTCCCGCCTTGCTAGTAACTCTAGTATATTGATCCTTGATTTATATACTATGTTATAAAATAAACTTGAACTGGTTGAATTTACTAAACTCATAATATTATATTATATTATAATGGGTTTAAATTATTTATTTAAAATCAATTTTATTTTTAAATTATTTTAAATTATTTTAAATTAAAACTTATTTTTTTACCGCCTCCTCCTGAATTTCCAGCATCATCTATGTCATCATCTCCTCCAGTTAGTTCCTTTATCTCTTCTTTAAGCTCATTATTCTTCTTTTTCTGCTCACTAGATACTATGGTATCTGGCTGAAGTATGCTTCCTCCTTCGTATGTTAAATTTGTTTCAGACACTTTTACCATATTCTCTCCTGTTCCTCCAATATCCATTTTTATTTTACCACCACTCTGTGGATTTGATTGTTTGTAGTACCGATCTATATCATCCAACGATGGTCCATATTTTACTTGAGACTCAGGTATATCATCGGGTCCTATTAATTGCCCATTCTCTTTATATATATCATATGCTGCAACATGCTCACCATAATGCGAATCGGGATATTTTTTAATATATTCATCTTTAAATTTATTAAATTCCTCATCATTTTGGGTGGGACTATCGGGTGCATATGGAGGTGTGTTAGGATCATATCCGGGACTACCTGGCGCATATGCGGGACTACCAGGTGAATAGGCAGGACTACCAGGTGCATAGGCGGGACTACCAGGTGCATAGGCGGGACTACCAGGTGCATAGTCAGGGCTATCAGGTCGATATCCTGGACTACCTGGTGGATATCCGGGACTATCAGGTGAATATAATGTATCTTTATTATCGTCATCCGGTTCATCGAACTCGTGCAAATCATAATCTTCAACCTTTTCAAAATATGTGTCATCTTCTTTTTCTACATGAATGTTTTGCCTATCAACGGCACGTTGTTTATCTCTATATCCATACTGTACTAATAAATCACGTATTTCTTTCATATGAAAATCTGTTTTTTCCATATCTCGTGCATTAATTTTAAAATTATTTGAATAACTCATGTTTTCAAGCTGATTAATGTTATCTTCCGTAATTAATCTGGTTTGAATACCCATTGTTTGTAATTCTTGAATTAATAATTTTAAACAATATGGAATATTAACTAAACTAAATGATCTTCCAAATTTCGTAACATTCTCTAACTTATGTTCATTTTTGTTTCCTGTCCTTGAAAATTTTACACCATCCGCAAATAAACTGATTAATATTTTTTTGGATTGATTATATGCGGCAAGTGTCCCCGTTTTATTACAAACTGCTATTTGATAGTCGTCACCTCTAGTCATCATAGATTCTCTTAAAAAGGTAGATGCTCCATGTCCAATAACACCATCACGTTCCATCTCTCCAATTCTTAATCCACCGTCATTTGCTCTACCAGATACAGGTTGTTTTGTTAGTCCATCATTTCTACCCTTTGGTCTGTAATTTATCTTATCCTTTACCATATGTTTTAACCTCATATAATAGGTTGGTCCCATAAATATACTTGTTTCTAATTGTTCGCCGGTAGAACCACTATATAATATTTCGTTACCATGTGCTTCATATCCAGCATTTGATAATAATTTACTAAATATACTAACATGATCTACCCCTTGGAATGCCGTGCAATTTCCCGTATTTCCATAATGACATGCTGCTTTTCCGGTGATTGATTCTACTAATTGTCCAATTGTCATACGGGAGGGTAATGCGTGTGGATTAATAATTAAATCAGGTTTTATACCATCTTCAGTATAAGGCATATCTTCTTCTGGTATAACTAGACCTATTGTACCTTTTTGTCCTGCTCTACTAGCCATTTTATCACCAATTGCTGGTATTCTCTCATCCCGAATTCGTACCTTTGCTAATCGAAAACCTTCTTCATCATCTGATATAAATGTTTTATCAACAAATCCTCTTTGGTCTCTTTTCGTTTTAATTGAAGCATCAAAATAACTATTTACATTTTCGGCATCAACAGTTACTTTACCGATTATAATTACTTTATCATGTAATTTCGTATTTTCTTGAATAATACCGCTATCGGTCAAATGTGAATAATCATGATCATATTTTTTTCTTTCAACATCCATTTTTTCAACATTCATAAATTTAGAATTTACATTATTACCCTTAACGTGTGAAGATTCTTCTCTTGTTTCATATGTTGAATAATATGTAGTTCTGAATAATCCTCTATCTATGGCTCCTTTATTTACTAAAATTGCATCTTCAACATTATATCCACCATAACAACCAATTGCAACAATTGTATTTACACCATAACAATTTTCATCTTTATAAAATTCTTGATATTTTGTTTTTACTAGAGGACTTTGGCCATAATTTAAAACAATACCTGTTTTATCTACTCTGTTTACATAATTTGTACTATATACAGAAACGGCCTGTTTACTTTGTCCACATGAAAATAAATTTCTAGGTAACGGATTTGTTTCTGGGTATATTACTAGATTACCCATGTAACCAAACATGCATGATGGATTTATTTCTAAGTGAGTACATCTTGGATTTTGTTTCAATTTTTCGATACTGGTTGATATTAATAATGTATTCAGTTCGGCAGTATCAATATATTCAACAACAGATTTATGTTTATCTAACTCATCAATATCAGAAGTATACAAATCTTTTAAATCATAAAATGAATTACTATGCGAGTTAATCGGTATTTTTTTATCATTAAATCCAGTTAGAATATTATTCCATGATATGGCCTTAGTATCATTAATTTTTTTCCTGAATTGTTCACAGTTTATACTTAAATTTTTCCCTTCATCTACATAAAATAATGGTCTAGTTATACGACCACCATCGGTGAATAATTCGATAATATTATCAATATAATTTATTGCAATACTAGTATAAATCGGTATTATACAAATTCTTCTTGCAAATTTAATAAAATTGCAAGTACTAATTAAATTATTCGCAACGCCTATCCAACTACCATTAATAAATATCTTTGTCTTGTTTATAATATCCACCGGTTTGGTTTCACTTAATAATTTTATGTTCAAATTTTCTCTTAACCAATCAACCATTTTTTTATACGAGTATCCATTTGTAATATAACTAGTAATTGCCAGATGTTTGTGTAATCCACAATTACCACCGTCAGGTGTATCCATAGGATCAATAAGACCATATTGAGATGCATGGCATAAACGAGGGCCAACCACCTTAGCACTTGCATCTAATGGTAAATTTATTTTTCTAAGATGTGATATAAATGAATGATATGAAAGTCTGTTTAAATCCTGTATTATTCCCTGTCGTGATGTATTTGGTGTTGCCCCCCATTTACCCTTAAATGCCTTTTTGAAACCAGCATCAATAACCTTGTTTTTAAATATCTCATTATAACCCAGCTTATATTTTTTTTTATCATCCTTTTCATCATCTTTTACAAATTCACTTGTAAATACTTCGGAGACTAATTGATTTTCAGTAATAGTTAATACATTTGTTTCTGTATTAGTAAAGTGATAATATAAATCATTTTCAATATTAACCTGTATATCTTTTTGCTGCAAATTATAGTATTCTTTAAACAAATCGTATATTAAATTACCTGGTAATTCGACTCTTTTATATTTGAAACTATCTCTATCTGTTGGTGGTATCAACCCAATACTCGTTTTAATTAAATTAAAAACCATATGTCCAATAAAATATGCTTTATTTGTAAAATTCATTTCGCCAATTTGGGGTAATAAAAAATCACACAAAATATGATATGTATATGGAACATTTTTAAACTTCAAATATTGAGATATATATTTTAGTGCTGCTTCTTGTGTAAATACTGTCCCAGCATCATAGACCGACGGTTTAAACATTTTGATATAGTCTTTATATTTTGCAATATCTATTATACAATACTGGATAATGTCCTTGTCAGATATGATTCCAATAGCACGCATCAATATAAATAATGGTATTGGATAACGAACGTTTGGTATCTCAACAACTATATTTCCCATTTCTATTTTATCGGTGTCTCTAACTAAATGAATTTTCATAGTTCTTACTGGTTTTGACGCATCCTCAGAAACCATTCTTATTATAGATGAATATGCATATTTATGATCATCATCATTTTTTTTATAATAAACCATATTATCAGAAAATTTTTCTTGTGGAATAATGACTTTTTCCTTACCATCTATAATGAAGTATCCCCCGTAATCATTTTTACATTCTCCCATATTAAATTTTAATTCTCTGTTAACATTTTTTAGTATACATTTACTAGAATGAAGCATTATTGGAAATCGACCCATATAAATTTTGGGCAACATTAATTCCCCTTTAATTATTTCGGCGGGTGATTTAATTATTTCATATGTAATAAAAACGTCATAATGAATGGTAAAGGCATAAGTCATATTTCTAAGTCGTGCTTCATTAGGATACATATAATGACTATGACGATCATCATATATTACTGGTTTACCAAAATAGATTTGTTTGCCATCTAATCCCCCAATATACAATTTTATTTTGAATTTAAAATCATCCAACCTTTCATCAAAGTTCTTACTTATTTGTATTGGATTTTTCTCATTTATAATTTCAAAAATTTCTTTATTTATAAAATTATCATATGAATTTACGTGGTGCTGTGTTAAATAATATGGATTATTCAAAAAATATGATTCTAAAGTTTTCCATCCTAATTTATCAAAATTCATGTATATAATATATAGAGCATTTTTTAATTACTCTTTAGAAAGTAATAAATAATTAAACAATAAGTATTTATTAATTTTATTAAATTTACATAATAAACATTAGCCCGATTAAAAGGGATAATAAAACAATTGGAAATAAGATAAGAAACCAAGACATCTTTGTATATCCAGATTTACATATTAGATCAAGAACCCATGTCCAGAATAAAATATAAATTGATTTTAATACAAATATAAATATGGTGCTAGATACACTACATTCATATTCGCCTAGACAGTATGTATCGGTGTTTCCGTAATTTTGAAACATCATTGTTAGTAATGCAAAAAATGACACTATAAAATATAATGCTGCTGGACTACATAAATCTTTTATTGACTTAGGAATTGGAGTAGCCATTATGTATTAATTAAACATTTTTTTTTAAGCAGATGAATTTGGATTTTGTCCCTTTGTCGGATCTGGGCTTTTTGGAGGAGGCATTCCACCAAGCGAAGCGGTTTGTTTCTCTCCTAAATAAACGGTATAATCAACCATTTTTCCTAATTCTTTAAAAAAGCCACCTCTTTGTTTTTTTGTCTTACGTGTACGTCTTTTCAAACGACGTCTTTTAGATTTACCTCCCTTAAAAAAAGAAGGAAATTTTCCACCACTACAAGGACATTTTCTTTTAGTTCTATTACCTCCTACACTTTTTCTTCTTCGTGTTTTCGTTTTTTTTAAATTCCTTCTGGTTTTAGCCATATATATATATAAATATTTTATTCAATATCAACATGTGTCAAAAAGTGTCTTCTACAACACATTTTGTTTAGTCCAAGTTGGTCTAATATAATTCCTTCAGGCCCTTTTTGTGTATGTTCTTTTGTTAAATATACCTCATTTGTAGCATCAATCCCCTTTTCTGTTTTCATTTCAGCAACCTTTATCTTATAATATTCGTACTTATCGGCAATAACTTCGCCACATGTAAAACATTTTACAGGAATAATCATTTTTTATATATTATATAACAATTAAATCTTAAATCAATTTTAAATTTAATTAATAATTTTAATAATTTTAATAATTTAAATAATTATGCAACATTACATCGTCTGAAGTATTATTTACATAGCCAGCTAATATTGCTGACTCATACATAGTCTTTAAAACATCATTTGGGGTTGTAGATCCAATTCTTATTAAATTATGTTCTCTTAAATATTTTTTTATATTTGGAATACTCTCATTTTCTATTTTCTTTTTTTCATCCATAATCTTCTTTTTTGTTTGAGTGCTTTTGATTAAAACAGATATAGAACCATTTTTTTTGGATTTCCCTAATTTGTATTTTCGCTTAAGTGTTTTCCTTTTAATAAACCCTCCCCCTTTTTCACGTAATGTATTTAATTTATCTTCTCGTTCGACTGGTATACTATTATTAATATTTATCATCGGTTTTGTAAAATTAATTTCACTTGGTTCTGAGTTTGATTTTTGTATATCTTTTATATCATTATTAAATTCTGTATCATCATCATCATCATCGCTATCATCGTCGATAGTATTCTTTTGAGTATGTGTTTTCCATTCTCGAAACGTGGGTTGATTTCCACCCTTTAAGCACCCCCATGCTGGTTTAGGTGGAAGAATAGTAGCATAACTTGTAGTTTCACCGGTTATATTATTACTAAAATCATCCGGTAATTTTAAATTTACTTCAATATTATCACTATCAAAATCACGACCTCCTCTATGTTTGAGTGTTCTTTTTGTACGCTTTCTTTTTGATTTTGTTCCATTTTTCTTTTCCTTCTTTTCCTTTTCTACTAAATCTGTTAAATAATTCATCGAATCTTTAAAATTCGATGAAAACTTTTCAATATTTTCGGGTTTTTCTACATCTTTTGGGTTGGAAGGTTCCATTTTTGCGACTTCACTATTTGTTCGATGTTCTTTAATTTTATTAAGTAAATTTTTTCTTAGCTGGTTAGGATTGACAAAATTAAATTTATTTTCCTTCTTCTTTAATGTTTTTGCTTTTCCATTCTTTTTCTTTTTATTACCCGACATACTAAATAATTCTGGGTTTATTGATATAGTTTTCTTTGAACTCATAAAATATATTATATTATTTTTATTTTAATTTATAATGTAATACTAATTAAATTCTAAAAAGATATAAAAATTGATTTATATTATTAACTATTCATGGATATAAAAAATATGGAGGATTTAACCAATAATCGAAAAGATATAAATCAGGAAACCAAATATGGCCTCGAAACGCCATGGGATTTAATTGAAAACTACTTTGGAGGAAAACATCTAGAGTTACTTGTTCGACATCAATTAGAATCATACAATACCTTTGTAGAATATGAGATTCAAAAAACAATTGAAATGTTTAACCCTGTTTGTATCAAGTCAGAGAATGATTATGATGAAAAATCAAAAAAATATGGATTGGAAATTATTATTAAGTTTGATAATTTTCAATTATATCGTCCTCAAATTCATGAAAATAATGGTGCGACTAAACTAATGTTTCCACAAGAAGCAAGGCTTCGGAATTTTACATATGCTTCTCCTATGACTATCGACATTAATATTCAATATATTACCAGATCAGGCCCCAACCTAGAACAACTGGATACTTGCAGCAAGGTAATCTCACAAATACATATTGGTAAATTACCGATTATGTTAAACTCTTCTATCTGCGTTTTAAAACAATATAAGCACATGAACTCCTCGTTGACCGGTGAATGTAAATATGACGCAGGGGGATATTTTATAATCAACGGTTCGGAAAAAACAGTATTGGGACAAGAAAGAGCTGCTGAAAATAAAGTATACTGTTTCAACGTATCCAAAAACAATACAAAATGGTCATATATGGCTGAAGTAAAATCTGTTCCTGATTTTAAATGTATATCTCCTAAACAAATTAACGTAATGATATCAAGTAAGAATAATGGATTTGGAAATAGTATCCATATTCAAATCCCAAGAATTAAAAATCCAATTCCTATATTTATTCTATTCAGGGCACTTAAGATCCAAAGTGATAAGGATATTTGCAATAAAATTGTTTTAGATATTGATAATCCTAAGTATAAAGACATATTAGTGTTTTTACAAGCATCTATTGTTGATGCTGAAACAAGTAATATTTCAGGCTATGATGAAGCGGTCGAATATATTACTGGACATGCTATGTATACGCCAATTAATATGACAAAAGAAGCCGGTGCGATTAAGAAGCGGGATTTTACAATCGAGGTTCTTAATAACGATTTATTTCCTCACTGCAGAACACTTGATCAAAAGATTTATTTCTTGGGATATATGGTAAATAAAGTTATTCGAGCACGTCTTAATCTTATTCAACAAGATGATCGTGATTCTTATCTGAATAAACGAATTGATCTTACCGGCTCTTTGTTAAATAATTTGTTCAGAAATTATTTTAATAAAGTTGTTAAGGATATGCAAAAACAAACCATTAAGGAAATCAATAATGGTTCTTGGCGATCGACCAACGATTTTATGAATATTATTAATAAAACAAACATTTATAAAATAATCAAATCAACTACAATTGAAAATGGTCTTAAGCGTGCGTTGTCAACAGGTGATTTTGGCATTAAACATTCAACGAATAGTAGTAAGGTTGGAGTAGCACAAGTTTTAAATCGATTAACATATGCATCTAGTTTAAGTCACTCAAGAAGAGTTAGTACTCCCATAGATAAAAGTGGTAAATTGGTACCACCCAGATTATTACATAATACATCTTGGGGATTTCTTTGTCCTGTTGAAACTCCTGAAGGTCAGTCTGTTGGTGTTGTTAAAAATTTAAGCTATATGACACATGTTACTATATCTTCGGATAGTGATACCATTTATGAAAATGTGAAAGATGATGTTATTTCAGTTAATGATATTGTATCAAAAGATTTGGATAATAAAGTAAAGATATTCGTAAATGGGTGTTGGATTGGTGTTACTAATAATCCAATTGATTTATATACCACATTAAAAAATAAAAAATATAAGGGCATTATCAATATATATACCTCTATCGTATTTAATTATAAAGAAATGGAAATCAGAATTTGTAATGATGCCGGACGATTAACAAGACCATTACTTAAAGTTAGAGATAATAAACTAATTCTGAAAAATGATGTAATGGCCTCTGTTAAAAATAAAAATATTAAATGGAATGATTTGTTAACAGATATTATTTTACCCGAATCCATTATTGAATATATTGATCCAGATGAACAAAATTCATCTATGGTTGCGATGTATCCAAAAGATTTATCAGAGAATGACAAAAATATCGTTAAACATTATACACATAGTGAAATTCATCCTAGTACTATGTTTGGTATTCTAGCATCTTGTATTCCGTTCCCAGATCATAATCAATCGCCCAGAAATTGTTATCAATGTGCTCAGTGCAAACAAGCGATGGGCGTATATGCTACAAATTTTGATATTAGAATGGATAAAACCGCATATATTCTAAATTATCCCATGAGACCACTTGTTGATACACGATTAATGAATATTATTAAAGTGAATAATATCCCGTCTGGTTGCCAAGTTATCGTTGCGATTATGACACATACCGGATATAATCAGGAAGATAGTATTTTATTTAACAAAGGAGCTGTTGATAGAGGACTATTTCAGGCGACTATTTATCATACTGAAAAAGATGAAGATAAGAAAGTACATGGTGACGAAGAAATTCGCTGTAAACCAGATAAAACAAAGACAAGGGGTATGAAATTTGGAAACTATAATAAAATCAATAATGACGGTGTTATTCCTGAAAATACACTAGTTGAAAATAGAGATATCATTATTGCAAAAGTGGTGGCTATTAAGGAAAACAAGAACGATCATACAAAATTGATTAAATATGAAGATTGTAGTAAAAGTTATAGGACAAACGAAGAAACATTTATTGATAAAAATTATATCGATAGAAATGGTGATGGTTATAATTTTGCAAAGGTACGCACTAGAGCAGTAAGAAAGCCAGTAATGGGAGACAAATTTTCTAGTCGTCACGGTCAAAAGGGTACCGTTGGCCTAATTATACCAGAAGAAGATATGCCTTATACTGAAGATGGTATAAAGCCTGACATTATTATTAACCCGCATGCTATTCCATCAAGAATGACTATTGGGCATCTTAAAGAAACATTATTGGGAAAGGTTTTAATTGAACTAGGGTTATTCGGTGATGGTACCAGTTTTGGAGACATCGATATAGACTTTATTGCAAAGGAACTTCAAAAAACAGGATTCGAAGCACACGGCAACGAAGTATTATATGACGGCAATACCGGAAAACAATTAGAAACCAGTATATTTATTGGCCCCTGTTTCTATCAACGATTGAAGCACATGGTGGCCGATAAGCAACATAGTAGATCTATTGGACCTATGGTTAACTTAACTCGACAGCCAGCAGAAGGTAGATCTAGAGATGGTGGTCTTCGTTTTGGTGAAATGGAACGTGATTGTATGGTTAGTCATGGCGCAGCAAGATTCACAAGGGGGAGATTGTATGATGCGTCTGATAAATTTCAAATACACGTATGCAAGAAATGTGGTATGACTGCGGCTTATAATAATAAATTACATGTTCATTTATATAAAATGTGTGATAATAGGACTGATTTTGCGTATGTTGAACTGCCATATGCTTGTAAATTATTGTTTCAAGAATTACTATCTATGAATGTCGCACCAAGAATGATTGTTAATTAATTAATTAATTAATAATAATATTTATTATATAATATTATTATTTTTATTGATATAATGTATGAATCTACCTCCAGGTAAATATTATTATGACCGTGAAACTGAAATAACGGATAAAGATATTTCTATCCAAAATTTAAAACAGTTACAAAGTTGTACTGGAATATACTGGAAAAGCTATCGGTTAGGTGATACAGTAGGTGGTAAATATAATAAACCATTTGGTACAATCGAACAAAAATGGCCAGGTTCAATTAAAGATAAATATATGAAATCTGCAAACAATAAGGCAAATCGAAATGATATATTATTTAATATTGTTAAAGAACACGCCTTTTTTAAATTTGATACTACTAATATAATTATAATTGGTATTCGGATTGGAGATGTACTTGGTGCTGTAACATTAGATAAATATGTAAAGCCGTATAGTTTTTACAAAGATCTTGATTTAACAGAACATTTAAATAAATCAGTTGTTATTTGTTGCGGAAGTCATTACTGTGGGAATACTCCAAATACAATATCTTATGTTAATGAATTATATAAAATTATGAAGGAAAAAGGTTTTAAAAATGTTTATGTAAGAGCGGGAAATAGCCCGGATGATGATTTTACTTTTATGTGCGGTGCTGATTTTTTAATTACTGGATTAGGTGGGTATCATAAAATGATAAGAGCTATTATTATGGGTTATACTAAAAAATGTACAATTTAAGGTTCTTCTTTACTCTCTTCATCTGGGCTAGTATTATTGCTTGCGTAATATTCTGGATTACCTATTTGACTCTCTGGTGTATCCGGTACTATTCCAGTAATGGCTGTAGGGCTATGTGGTCGTTGACTATCTGGTGTGCCTGGTACATCATAGTTATGTGGTATAGGAGAGAAGAATGATGATGATGATGGTGAACTATTTATATTAGTTCTAGGTGAACTAATCCCGGAAAATGGTTCGGGATCTCGTCTTCTTCTACGCATCGAATCTATTACATCATCGACATGAGCTAGTGAACTAAGTCGGGTGTTACCATCGGGAGATATTTGATTTGGATTGTATGCGGGTGACCCAGGTGGGTATGCTGGTGATCCGGGTGGGTGGTTACCATCATCATGCAATAACCGGTCTAGTTCACGTAACGACCTTGGTGGTTGTGGTCCTACTGGTAATGGTATTCTTAATCTTGCAGGGGGTTGAGGTGGTAGATCATCATCACTATCATCCCTCAAATCAGCAAGAGCTTGTGCAGAAGGAGACATTATATTATTTTGAGGACGATGTAATTGAAAACTCTCTAACGCAGGGAATAGCCCTGGTCCTCCTCCTGCTGCGATACGATGTCTTTCTTGGTTTCTATATTGTCTATCTTCGTTTTCTTGTCCGGGTATTCTAAGAGGTGAATTTTCGTGAGAATTCACTACATCTATATTTCTAATCTGATTGGGTATCGTACTATGAGTATTCATAAAGTTTAATACACCATCTTCTAAATCGTCTATTTCGGTGCTTATATCAGCTTCATTTTCCTGTTCCATTCTAATACTTTGATCTATTGTTAACGGTGAGCTATCATTTACGGTGAAGGTACGAGCATATGGCATTAATAAGGTAAAATTCTCAATATCAAATTCTACAAAAGAACTAAAGTCAGCTACAGATAGCGTTGTGTTTGGACGACTATCGCTATCACTTAACACTTGCCTACAATTTTCGGTTGCGTCTCTATATGTAATTAGTTGCATTCGAAAGTTTGATGGATCTGTTTTTTTTAATGGAATTGGTTCATCTAAACTTATTTGTTCAATTATATTAACCTCTCCTGTTTCCTCTTGTTCCAGACGTTTTTCACCTATCAATATACTATGTATTTCACCGTCATTTATTTTAAAATCAATATGATATATCCATTGTCCTTTATTTGGATGGTAATCCACAGTTTCGTGGGGTACTTTATATCCAGATAAATTACTATATACATGTTTTATTTTACCACAAATAGAATGTTCATTATTGTTTTCATCTTCTAACACCAATTTTACGTATCTATGAGTATCAATATTAGTTAACCATATTGACGCATTTAAAGGAATATGATCTAAATAAATTGCATCGTACAATACATCAACCTCACTTGATGTATCAAGTAATAATGAAACAGAAGCTCTTGGTTTATTAAGTAATAAAATTCTTTCCATATTATCATCAGAAAAGATATAACTATAATCAGATATAGCAATACCGTCGTTAAAATATTCTCCATCTATTTTTTTACCGTGATACATTTCTATAAGATTATGTTCATGTATATTTTTTTTTTCTATATCTTCTATTTTGCCTGCTTCTTCTATAAATGATTCGTTATCATTTTCATATTCTGTTTTTTTCTTCATAATTTCATCTAATTGTTGTAATTGTTGTATTCCTTTAGCGTCTTCTGTTTTAAATATATCATCTCCTGGTCTATTTAAAATTTTATCAAATTTCATTCTAATTTTACTATGAATAGAATGTGGTATCTTTAATTCATATATTATTCTAGGTGGCGATTGTCCATGCGTACCACTTACAGTAGATAAATTAGAATATTTTCCTGCTACTCGAGCTATTTCAATTTTATTAGTGATAGAATTTATTTTTGGTCGTAATATAACTATTGTACTACGATCTATACCATATAGTTGTAATGCTGAAACAGAATCTATTAATCGTGGACCACTATTAAATTGTAGCCGAAGAAATCTACGGTCGCCATGTTTCCCGCCATGTCCAACATCTAAATTCGACATATGTAAATATGGTCCTCCTAATATATCTTTTGTACTTGCTGTCTTTTCTAAGTTTCTAAGTTTAGAATTATGCTCACTATAATATATTTGTGTAAATTCACTTGCTTCCTTATTTACTACCCAATTAGTAAATATTGCATCGGGATCTACTAGATAATGCTTTAATACATCTAATGTCATTACATGAAATAACATCTTGTTTTTTAAAACACCATCACTATCTTTTATAGTAGATATTTCTGCAAATATTATATGGGGAATTTCTAAAATTAAATTTGATATATACATATCATCATATAGCGTTTCTTGTTTTGAATAATTGAAAATTTCGTTATATTTTTCGGGCAGATTATCATATAGGGGTATTAATTCTTTCATTATATCGGTTTCAGATGTATTATAATCATTTTTAATTAGAATTTCAGGGTCCATGTATATATTAATTTAGGATTTTAATATTATTTTAAGTTATAATATATTATTATGTATATATATAATGCCTAAACCAATAGCACTAGCCGATCATACAAATTCAACTTCTAGAAACAGAAAAACAGTAACCATGGTATGGAATGGAGCCAAAGTTAACGACAAACATAGATCTACGTTTAGAAATATAATGAATGCTGGTGATCCATTATCAAGAGTTAATTACTCATGTGGAGGACCAAACCCTTTATCAAATTTACCAACTGTTAAACAAAATGTCTCATTATTTAGAGGAGGTATAAAATCTTTTTGTGATAATAGTGGTGTACCAGCAGCATCGTGTAACGTAAAATATGTATATGACTCTTCTAATTTCACCCGATTTAGAAAAGAAACTGCCGTTGTTAAAAGTTACAACGATACTTCATTCGGTGGTTCAAATAACGGGTCATATACTGCTATTAAACATGCACGCATCTAACTTTTTTAGTTTTTTATATATTGTATTATATATAATGAACAAGTATCTTGTTGAATTTTTAGGAACTTTATTATTTATTTATGTTATTTTAGCAAGCGGAAGTCCGTTGGCTATCGCCGCCACATTCTTGCTTACAATTATGGTAATTGGACCCATTAGTGGAGGTCATATTAATCCTGCTGTTACAATTACGATGGTACAGGCTGGTAAACTTCCTCAGGGAGAAATGTTACCTTATATTGCATCGCAGATTGCAGGTGGATTAGCTGCTTTACAAATTTTCCAACGGGTTTAAATTAATTAAATTAATAATATAATTATTTAATTAATCATCTTTAATCATCTTTAATGTATTCTTCGTCTGACAGTGGAAGAAAGAAATTTGTTTCGTCTACATACCTCCATATGAAACAAATGAAATTCCATACATTTTTCAAATGACCCCCTATAGTATAGTCATTTATTTCGGCCATATAAGTATATTCTGATTATATTTATATCTTTTTAGTCATGTTATATACTAAATATACACCTAATGCCGATACAGCTGCAATATAAAATTGCAAAAAAAAATCATCATCACGATCTCCATTCATAGTAGTAAATGTTTCTCTACATCTATCGCCTGATTCGGGATTACGTCTTCCGGGAAATAAACATGCATCCATCGATCTAACTTCTATAGTTGGGACATGTCTTGTTTCACTTCTAATTCTATCATTATTGTCTCTTGTTTCCATTTGAATTGGAATACATTCTGGCTTTCCTTCTGTTTTCAACGCCCTCCAGAAATTAGCAGGATTTACAGCTTCTAAATTTTGCATAGCACCGGGTATTTGACCTTTAAATGTGCTAAAATTTACACCCATACCAGAAGAAATGAACGGTATTGATCCTCTTGGAACATTACTTATATATGTATATCTTTCAACTTCTTTTGGGTTTCCATCTTTATCAGACGCTCCCTTTTTTAAACAATTTGTATTTGTCGGTAAGAAGAATTTATTTCCTAATGGTTTTCCGGGTTTTGAAGCACTTCCACCACCAGATACCATCAATTTTACATATTCAATTAAACCTCCAATATCTCGGGCAGTTACGCTTAAAGACCCACGATCCGACATCCCCATTTCAGCAGGGGTTTTTATCTTTTTCCAATATTCATATGTAGGACCTAATAATTTTTCTTCAGTTTTTTTAAATTCTTGTTCTAGTTTTTCCATATTTTTTTCTTTTTCAGATTTACTCATATAATATGCTAATATATATATTATATGATTATTTCTCATCCTATGCATTTTTAAAACTTTGATATTCCTTCCTCATTTCTTTATACTTTCGTTGGAGTTCTTCCATTTCACTCTCGACATTACCAACTTTACTATTTACAAAATCTACTGTTGGTGCTCCTTCAAACTTTTGTTTCATATCAGCTAAACCTATTTTATTTGTTTCTACTTGAGTTTTCAATATATCTACGTCATCTTTTAATCCCTCTTGCCCTTTACTTTGTTCAAGTGCGTTCGCCATAGTTGACTCTATAGTCGTAACCCTTCCTTCCGTTTTTTCTGCATATTTATTAAAAGATTTTTCAATTTCCTTAATTTTAGTTTTATTATTATCAGATATTATCTTTGCCGTTGTTGCATCTTCAATAGTTGATTTATCAGGTGATGCTTGTACTACAGTTTCTGTTTTTAAAGCTTCTGTTTTTAAATCTTCTGTTTTTAAATCTTCTGTTTTTAAACCTTCTATTATGTAGCGACCGCTTGCTAACATATTATATATTTTTTCTAATATTGGGAACAAAATAATAAGGGCAAAAAATGGAACTAATACTTCAATATTATTCATATATAATATTTGAATATTTTTCTTTTCTATAAATATATATAATGTCAAGAATTACTGTATTTCAAGGATTTTTTAACCAACCGCAAATTAAATGGAAAACAGATACGCCTCTAAATAAAACAGGGTTTGTTAATTCAAATGCTCCATCTAATGTCAGGCCTCTTCACGACTCTGAAGATCGCTCCGCACCCTTTGGACAACCACGTCCTCTAGGTATTTACAGGAGAGGTAGAAGTACTAGACAAGTAGCCTCTTCCAAGCCAACCATGAGAGAAAGTTTAGAAAACCCAGGAACATATATAACAAACAACACTAAAACTGCTGCTGAATTATGTGCAGACTATAACGGTAGTAGTTTAGTAAATGAATATGGTAGTAAAATTAATACATCCAATAACCCACAAACTAGTAGTGAATGTTGTAGCCAAGCAAACTTCGCAAAAAAAAGACTAAGAAACCCTAAATTTATTTTACAAAAACAATATCATACTAGACACGAAGAATTGAGAAAAGCAAGAGGTGCCGTAAATAAAACAAACTTATACTATTCTAATTGTTCTGATGATAAATGCTTAGATGTTGATACACCTACTAATCATAAATATCACGTTAATGGTGCGGTAACTTCTGGAGCACGTTTAGATCGATTAAAATTAGAAGCGGTTGAAAAAACACAAACACGATATGTGGGTGATTATAAAGAACCATATAACCAAAAATCAAAGACTGAAAGTTTTAATTGTACTTCAACTAAGCTTTGTACTAGAAATACAAGATTTAGAAAATTATAATTTTTTAAATACACACGAAGGGAATCGAACCCCTAGACCAACCTTGGAAGGGTTGAATGTTACCATTACATCACGTGTGTGTGTGGTCCTCTTTGCCGGAATTGAACCAGCGACCTATCGATAAACTACAAAAAACCACTACAGTCGATTGCTCTTCCAACTGAGCTAAAAGAGGATAATAATAATTATAAAATACTTTTTATATAGTTTTATAATTATTCAATATAATCTATTCCATTAGAAATACACCAATTTATACATTTTGTTTTGTTTTTTTCATTTATATCCGATAATTTTTGATTACAGGGTGAATTTTGGTTTAATTTACAAATATTATGTAGATAACAGTTATTATCAATCAAACTTTGGGCAGTAATTGAATTACATTCGTCTATTTTTGATAAAAAATTTGTTGGTAAAAATATTTTTAAAAATCCGGATAATTTATTTTGGTTATTATTTTTATTATTAATAGTATAAAATTTATAAAATTTATCACATATAACTTTAATAAAGTCTCTATTTGTATTAGTTAACATGTTTTTGCAACAAATATATTTATGATTATTAAAATAAGTTGTAATATTCGGTTTAATTATAATTGTTTTTTCAAAATAATTACTAACAAAATATAATAAGTCAATATTCTCTTTACTATATATATTTGGTATTTTAAAAACAAGATTGGATCCTGTTTTCAACATATATATACTGAGTAAGACATTTAATATATAGGTGTTATTTCCGTTACTATCATAATTATCACAATCCATTATAGTTACAAAATCAAATGTATTTTTAAGTTCCAAATTGATATAATTGTATACATTTTTATTAAAAATATTATTATTTATATTCGGATTTCTTCTGACTTGTGGTATTAAATCAGAATGATTTGTTGTTAAATAATGAACATCTTGATTGTTGCAACGACACCTAATTAACGATTTTATATTATCATAATCATTTTTACCAAAATGTATTGATTTAATTGGACTATCTACACTTATTTTTGTCAAATTAAATAATTCAGTAAACAATAAATATTCAAGTGATAATGTTTTATCTTTTATAATCAAATTTAGTAATGAATATGGTGTTAACAAATTTTGTATTACTTCATACCCTTTATATTTAATTATTTCATCATTAATACTTTTTAAGCTATGCAAATAATGTTCATTTTCGGTATTTTCTTCATCTTTTATAGATATTATTTCTATATTAGTATTTGTGACTGGTGGATAAATTTTAGGTAAATAAAAATAACTCATAATAAATATGTTGGAATAAAATTATTAAACTTTACTGTAATATATTTATTATTTTCTCATCGCCATCAAATAATTTCAATTTATACAAATCATTTTTATTACAAAATTTTATTTCAGAATGAACATTCCTTTTCATATTTTCAATATCTATTATTTCTCCTTTAAAGAATATACACTCTACTCCTTGTAAATTATTGGTAAATATCTGGTGAGAAATAGTAATATTTAAATTTAATTCTTCCATCCATTCCCGTTTTAAACATTCTTCTAATGTTTCTCCTTCTTCACATTTACCGCCGGGAAATTCCCAATAACCACTATTCTGATAGTTTGGACTTCGTAATCCCATTAATATTTTGTCCTTATAATACATTACTCCACATGCAACTATCATTTTTATATACAATTGATAAAAATATTAATAAATCAATTTTATCAATTAATTATTAGTAATTTGTTTAAGCTTGAGCTTATAAGGTAGTTTCTTAATTTTCCGTATTTTATCTTGCTCTTCTAAAAACTCTGCTAATTTTTCCTCTTCATCCGTTTTACTTATATACTTATCATCAATTATAACATTTTCTGCATTTACCTCTCTTATCTTTTTGAATATAAAATATCTGTTTAAAAAGGATATTCGTTTTTCGTAATCTTTCATTTGTGGTGCATTCTTAAGATCCTTTTCTTCTATAATTCCATCACGTATTTCATTTTCCATATTATTAAATAATGATTCAAAACTATTTGTACCCCCTGGAAGACCCATATCTTTACATTCGGTTTCATTTAATAATCTAAATCCATAATTTTCCATAACACGTACTAAATAATTACTATTTACCAAATATTCGGTAGCTGGTTTATTAATAGAATCTTGATATACTGATATTTTATAATTAACACTAGAGGAATCATCTTTAAAATCCAGATATTCATATTGTTTCTCCACTTCCCATACTTTTTTACCATTCATATTTATTGTAATACTTTCACCCTTTTGGTAACTTTCCAACATTTTAAATATCTTATTACCATCATAGCATGTTGCAATAAAATATCCATTCACCTTTGTACATTCAGACACATTTCGTAAAAACTGCTGTAATATCGTTATATTTTCAAAGAAATAATGTAGTGCAAATTGACACGATGTTATGTTGAACCCATTCTTTCCTTTGCCATAATGTTTAAACACGCCCTTTCCTATAATTGTTTCATCTTTAGGTCCATCCCCAAAAACCGCTCTTGTTATTGTTTTATATTTTTGACTATTAATTGCACTTGTGTCTCTAATATTCATCGAACTATTTCCATGAACATATAGACAATATGGCATTCTTTTACGTTTCTGTTTTTCATTCAAATATCTAGCACACGCACCATCTACTTTATTTTCAATATTATCCTTTGAATAGTCAATACCAAATATAAAATCTAGCTTACTTTTTGCCCATTTAGGAAAATCGCCTGCTTTGCCTACTGCTAGATCAATTAACGTATCATCTGTATTCGCTACACTACCTATTATCTTAGACTTAACGTATAAATTATGAAAATTTTTTAATCGATGTATTTGATTTGTTGTATCAGATTTATTATAATAAACATCGTCATCAGACATTTCTTCTGGTATTCCTTCGCCCGTCATTAACATTTTTTCTGTTAGCGGGTTGTGTATTGAAAACCAATTACTAACTGCAGTATCATAATTATTTCCATACATTTTAGGCCCAGACTTACTTCTATATAAATATGTTTTGTCATTTCTTACTCTTAATGGAATCCATTTCCATTTAGCTTCGTTTGTTAATTCATATCTAAATTCGACAATTGTATTATCCTCAATTAAATCGTTTTCTTCTGTATACATCTGTTCATCTCCATTATTATCTTTTCGTAACCTTATATTACATATAAATGCATTATCGTCATATGGATTTGTTGGATAAAATGGCATAGGTTTATAATTATCAGGGCCTGTATTTTTTTTACCAACATCATCTTCTATTATATTTGCACATGGGTTCATATATCCATTTTTGGTTTCATCATATCCACACATTAATATTAATGTTTTATATGAGTTAATATTGGATTGTCCTGATGTATCAACCCCATCGCTATAAATATAATTTACATCATCATTATTACCGCTTTTTTTTGTCTTGATTAAGAAATCGATTGTATTATAGTTAGAAGGCTTCCATTTAAAACTATAATCCCAAGTTATCTTATAATCTTTGGAGGGTAATGGCAGGTCTGATGGTGTAAATATCAAACCATCGGTTTCGTATTCATAACTAGGATCGTTGGTTCGTTTAAATAAATTTTCACAACAATTGAATATTGAATTACTATTATTAGCAATTTCGAAATGCTTGACTTCAATACGCATCGGTATCAATTCATTTCCGGTTATTGATTTAATTTTTAGTGACAAAATAAGCTGTCTTAAATATGTCAATCGTCCCTTCTTTGTTTTATCGTTATCGGTAATATCTACTAGTGGTGACCTTCTTTTATCTTCACCTTTTAGATAATATAAATCAAAGCAAGCAAACAGATTTATACTTTCATTATATTTATTATGTTCGATATATTCACCATCAAGTAATGTGTTATATAAACCTTTTTGATCTGTAAAACAACCTGTAAATTTAACTCTCATATTTGTGTCAATAAAATATAATTTGCCCTTGTCAGTTATGAATAATAATGCACGTTCGCCATCTGCCTTATCGGTTACTGTGTAATTATTCCTTATATTGGGGGAATTCATGTTATCAAAATCTTTTTCTAAATTTACATATTGTAGAGTTTTCGAATTATACCCGATGAAATTTGAATGTGTTATTCTATCGGGCATTTCTTTCTTTTTACCATGTATTAGTTTCATATATGAATGAAGCACCTCATTCATATCTGGTTTTGAAATTGGATAATTTGTTCCCTGTAAAGCGGATAATATATATTTTATACACGTTTTCAGTTTAGGCATTAATTTTTCCATAGTATCATATTCCTTGCCATATCCGGTACCAACTCTAGATTCGTCAATCTCTATCTCAATTTCATAACTTTCAATAGAGGTGAAGACTTTTGATTGTTCAATCGAATAATGGGGTACTGGTTTATACGGAAACTTATGATTTCTATCGCCTGATTTAACTATTGAAATTTCAACAAATAAAGGGAAGTCTGGATGTGATAAACGTATTCGATTAATATATCTAAATGTCTTTTTTGTCTGAGACCAGCTATCTGCTATTTTATTAATTAAATTTGGACTGACGCCACTTTCTAATTGATATGCTAATTTAAAATTATAATCTTTTACGGTTACAGGCCATATTTTGTTTCCATCATCATCCTTGGGAAATGATTTTAGAATAAAGTTTATGTTATCTGTATTTCCTCCATATTTTTCCATAATTTTTTCGATATTTTCATATTTACAATAGTCTTGGATTACGTTGAAATTATTTAATTCTGTTCGGATATTTGCCATAGCTGTATCACCTTCTTGGGTAATAAATTCATTTGAAATTCGCATCATATATTGGCCATTAATATTATTACTAGTAAAACCAATAGATAATAATTTTTGTAATGTATTATCATAGTCCATTCTAGTTAAATCTTTAGGATTTCCGGTTGAAAAACGTACCTCTAATTCCTTTTGTGTGCGTGAATCAAATATATTATCTGTGAAATATTTTTGGGTCAAAGAATTCATATCATATTTATTACTAAAATTTGGTTTTTGATATCGAGACATATATATAATTATAATAGTATATTTTTATTATAATTATTAATCAATTTTAATTATTATTCGAATTTTTAATATTAAGAACTTCACATATTTTATCATATAAAGATGCCTTCTTTAAAGTTAAGTCACTCGGGGGTAATTTAATAATTGCGGCAATTTCTTTCAAATCGGGCAATTTATAACTACCTATCGATTTTATTGGTTTTTCATAATTTTTAATTTCATATTTAGTTTCCATATAATTTAAAACTATTTCTTCTCTTGGATTTATTTCATATACAAATTCATCTCCTATTTTGTGTATAATAGTATTGTTGTCATCCTCTTCTTCATCATCTACATATAATTTACAATATAATTTATCATTTATATATATAATATTAATACCATGAATCATACATAGTACATGAAATGTTTTAAAAGATATTTTTTCATCATTTAATAATTCACTTTCACATACATCTAATCGTTTAAATTTATATGTATCTCTTAACATTCTATTTTTTGCAGTTAAATGTTGGATAAGCTCTAATTTAAAACTCTTTTCCTCTTGAAAAATAGAGCTTCCCAAAAGCTCATATTTCTCGAAACCATATTTCAAAACATAAAAAATCCAGAATAGCTTATCTGTATGCCCAGGAACAAAATAATTCTTATTATAGCGTACACAACGTTTGATAACAGGTTCTTTATAATTAGTATTCTTTTGTTTTACTATAGTTTTTAGAGAACTAACCATAGTTTTAGGATATAACATATATTTATATATATTTGTTAGTTCATCCTCCGTCATATATATATACATAATCTATTTTTATATTGATTACAATAATTAATTAATTATTAAGTAAATAAATTTTCCATCTCTTTTTGACTATGGTCAATTGTATCAAGTTTTAGTTCTTGAGACTTTACATGTAAACAATAATTCGTTAATTCTTCTAGTATAGCAGGTGAGATCTCTGATAAATTTATAAAAACTCCGTTTTTATTTTCATTTAAATTTTCTATCCTTTTCTTCAAAATTTTTAATATAGTTATGTGATGCTCTTTTGATAAATGTTCTATATCACGCTTTAAACTTTCAAGTTCTACAATATTTTCACTCATTAAATAAATTATGGTTATGTATTTAAATACCTTTAATCAAATCTAATATCTCTATATACCGAGAGTTCCGATACCCTGACAATGAGGACATTTACAATGTCCTTTTTCGCCTCTATATGTTTGTTCGCAATAAGCGTGTAATTTAATATTACATCGAATACATACGACATAATCAATATTTTCTACTATTTTATCCCAACAAATTAAACATTTTTTTTCTGAATGATCAATTTCAGATTCAATTACACTTGATGATGTGTTTCCCATTATAATGTATAATTTATATTTATATTAATATTAATCAATTTTAATATAAATTATGCCGAACATGCTTCACATATTTCATTATCATCATTCATTTTTTTAGGATCAATTGTAAATTGTTGGGCTTGATGCTTTGCTTTTCTTCTTAAATAATAAATTCCAGTCTTTAACCCTTTCTTCCATGAATACATATGCATACTTGTAAGTTTATTATTGGTTGGTTCTTCGATCCAAAGATTTAAACTTTGACTTTGACAAATATAAGCACCTCGATCTGCTGCCATATCTATTATATCTTTCATTTTCATTTCCCATACGATTTTATACTTTTCCTTTATATTATCCGGTATATTTGTAAAATGTTGAATACTACCCTTGTTTTCAATTATACTATTTTTTATTTCGTCACTCCAAATACCTAGGTTTATTAACTCTGTCTGTAAATATTTATTTACTACTAAAAATTCACCTGCTAGGGTTCTTCTACTGTATAAATTACTTGTTAATGGTTCAAAACATTCATTATTTCCCAATATCTGTGCAGTAGATGCTGTCGGCATAGGTGCAACTAAAAGTGAATTTCTTAATCCATATTTTGTTATACTTTTCTTTAATTTATTCCAGTCATATCTATCCGATGGTTTCACACCCCACATATCAAATTGCAATATTCCTTTATGGGCAGGGGAATTTTCAAAACTACTGTATGCTCCACAAAATGTTTTTTTATTATTAACGTTGGTCTCTTCATATTTATTTACATAATCAATTAATTCTTCTTCATCGAAATCTTTGTTTTTTTTAATTAACATTTTATATCGTTCAATTGATATTTCATTTGATGCCTCTAAACTTGCATGATAAATCGTTTCAAATATTTTTATATTTATTTCTTTCGATTCATCACTTGTAAATGGTAATCCTAAAAGAATTAATGCATCAGCTAATCCCTGAACACCGATACCAATTGGTCTATGTTTCATATTACTTGTTTTTGTTTTTTCGGTCGGATAATAATTAATATTAATTACATTATCTAAATTTTTGGTTATTACCTTGGTAACTTTATGTAATTTATCATAATTAAACACCTTCTTTTCTTTATCTACTAAAGTTGATAAAGATATACTTGCCAAATTACACACGGCGGTTTCATCTTCATTACTATATTCTATTATTTCGGTGCATAAATTAGATGATTTTATTGTACCCAAATTTTGTTGATTTGATTTTCTATTACATGCATCTTTATATAGCATATATGGTGTTCCGGTTTCCATTTGACTATCCATTATATGTATCCATAGATCCCTCGCTTTTATCATTTTACGATGTTTATTTTTGGCTACATAATCATTATATAATGTTTCAAATTCATCGCCGTAACAATCAGCTAATCCAGGACATTCATGTGGACACATTAAAGCCCAATCTTCGTTTTGTTCAACCTTTTTCATAAACAAATCTGGTATCCATAACGCATAAAATAAATCACGAGCTTTCATCTCTTCATCACCTTGATTGCGTCTCATATCTAAGAATAATTCAATATCTGCATGCCATGGCTCTATATATATAGCAAAACTACCATTACGCTTTCCCCCTCCTTGGTCAACGTAGCGAGCGGTATTATTAAATACGCGTAGCATCGGCACTATACCATTTGATGTTCCATTCGTTCCTTGAATATGACTTCCCGATGCTCTGACATTATGAATATGTAAACCAATTCCACCTGCCCATTTAGAAATACTTGCACAATCTTTTAATGTATTGTAAATACCATCTATGCTATCATCTTCCATCGCAATCAAATAACAAGAACTTAATTGTTGTCTGGGTGTTCCAGCATTAAATAGTGTTGGCGTAGCATGTGTAAAATATTTGTTTGACATCATATCATAAGTTTCTAATGCAAGTTCCAAGTCATTAGGGTGTATTGATAATGCGACTCTCATCCACATATGCTGTGGTCTTTCTATGATTATATTTTTTGCCTTTAATAAATAAGCACGCTCTAATGTTTTAAATCCAAAATAATCAAAAAAATAATCTCTTTTGTAATCAATCGCTTCTTCAATTCTGTCAGAATTTAACAGAACCCTTTTATAATATTCTTCTGAAATTATCGGTGCATGATTTCCATGAATATCATAAAAAGACCATAACATATCTACTGCTTTGGATAATGTATCTGGTGTATTTTTCTCGTGATTAGATACTGCTAATTGGCCTGCTAGAATTCCATAATCAGGTGATACAGTTATCATAGAAGCACACTGTTCACATGTTAATTCGTCTATTTTAGACGTTTCAATTCCATTATATAGTTGATCTATGATTTTCATTACAAGAGCAGAATATTTAACATCTCTTAGATTAGATTCTTCACCTATTTTTCTTACACGAATTAATATTTTATCAAATGATACTGGTTCCATACCGCCCGAACGCTTTTTGACAAATAAATCTTCTTGATCGAATTCGGCCATATATACTATATATATGTAGATTTAAGCTATTTTGGAAAATAAATATTTTTAAAAAGTTTTTATATACGTATATTTTATATGTTAAGTAAACTTTTTAAAGATAATAGACTTAAAACCTTACTATACATTGCTATAATATGCGTTGTTGTACAAATGCTTACTTCTGTCTTTTTTAAAGTGAATGAAAATTTTGATATATATGAATCACCTCTTGCACCATCTGTATACCCAGATTCTTTATTATTAGAAGATACTTATAATGTTAATAAGTCACTTAAAACAAAAAATATGCCGGGTGATTACGTAAATATTAAACGAAACGAAAATACCAAGGATTTCTCTACGCCAGATAATGGTATGTGTACTCCTATGGATGTTTGTGGATTATATGTTAATAAAAAAAATATTGATTAAGTATATATGGACAGAGCAGAAATAGAAAACTTGGTGGGGGTTGTATTTATCTATTTAGCGATGTTCGGTTTTGATTATTATATAATTACTACATTTAGACCGAAAGGATTTTTATATTTACTCTATTATACAATCTTATTTATGCTTGGAATCTATTTTATATTTTATCGATAATTTAATCTTAATAAAGAGTATATGGATGGTAAAGAACAATTCGACAATATAATGAAGGGACTTACACCAGATGGTTCTCCGCGTAATAGTAATAGTACCAGCACTACGCGATCAAGTAGTCCTTTTGAAATGATGGAAGGTAGTATGAAGGCCATAACTACGAGCGATGATAGCAAAGTAAAGGGATCGTCATCAGAAGACGATACTGGAATGACACCAGACGAAATAGAGGATATAAATAAATCGATAAACAACCATAAATACAAGCTGAAAAACGAGGCTGCTTCGTTTAAAAATAAAATAGAAAAAATGAAAGAAACACGAAAAAATCAAGGAAAAAAAAGTGGGGGGTATAGAAAAAGAACAAGAAAGAATAACAAAAGGAAGAAAACACAAAAGAAGAGAAAAAACAAAAAAACAAAGAGAAAAAACAAAAAAACAAAGAGAAAAACTAGATAATAAGATAAATCAAAGAGAAAAACAAAGAGAAAACAAAAAAATAAAGAGAAAAACTAGATAATAAAATAAATAAATAACTATTTTATTATCAAATTATACTACTTAATTTATCCATTTTTATATTTAATTATCCATATTATTAATTGTTTCGTCAAAACTCTCAGTTCTTACTTTAATTACTGAGTTGTGTGAAGTTTCGGGAGCAGAAAACATTTCAGATACTGTATCTTGTGTCTTATTCATATCAGTCATGTCAATCATACACGCCTTTTTCTTTCTTTCTTTGGGAGCACGATGATCATAACCATCTACTCTTTCTTTCAATATGATACTCCATATTTCACTTATTTTTGGAATAGCATGTGCTATCCAATCTTTATTTCGTAATACTAAAATATTACTATAATGATCTAATCTATAATATGTCGTACATACAAGGTTCTCGTCGCCGTGCTTTGTTAACATCTCATTCTTAAATTTATCATATTCGGCTTCGCTAGAATATAATGGTAAATATTCGTAACATGTATTATCTTCTACCTTAAATTGCATGAAAATACCCTTTAGTTGTCCAAGTGTGGTTGAAGAAAATGTGCCATCGTTATTAAATTCTTCTTCGTTGGTATATTCTACAAATTTTGTTTCTAAGAAATCACACTCATTAAAATCACACACTTCCATTTGTAATTGCATTTGGATCCAATATAATTTTTTAGGATTACCGGTAATAGTACGAGAAATCGGATTTTTAATTTCTAACATTCGACCGTGTCTATTAGAATCTTCTGATACAATAATTCCATCGGGTGATGCACCTATATAACTATATGCATCATGTTGTAGGCAACCAAAATCTTCAACGCGGCAACTGTAATAATTTTCATAAAACATTACAGATATAGGTTCATATTTTATCCCCCATCCTAAAGCCCCACCAGTCATTTGTTTTGACAAAGTTAGCGGCTTACATTTTTCGTAAATAATGCTATTGATTGAACTTTGTGTTTCAAATAGCTTACCAACCGAACTTGCAGTAATCATGTTATGTCTGGTTGCGTACCATTCATCTGTTCGTTGTTCCGGCTGCGGTTTATTTCTAAGAGATTCAATCTGTTTATTTATTTTTTCAATATTTGGCTTATGTCGTATGAATGTTTTATCATATGATCTTCTAGGCGTTACATGTGTGTAAAACATCTTTTCGGAATAGTTTACAAAATATTCAAATACTATATCGTTGATATTTGATGTCATTTTTGTAAATTCACTTTGATACGGTTCTACTGTCTCACAATGTACTTTTAACATAGAGGTAACATTTGTTCTCATATAATCATCATAATTTTCTTCGCATATTAGATGTATGCATTCGGTATGTAAATTATGAAACATTTCAAAACAAAACTCATATATATCCGATTTAATAATATCATTCATATTTTTATAATATTTTTCAGCTAGATCCTCTTCCAATTCAATTTCCTTTTGTATTTGTTCTACTTCCTGGTCTGACATCGGATTTAATAGATTCATAATACTCTCCATAATATATTTGTAGTTAATTATTTAAATGCATTTGAAATCAATTTTATCCAAATAAAAAAGTTATTTATATATTTTAAACTATAAAGGCTCTCCAAAAATCAACCACCCAGTAAATATTGTTTTTATAAACACCTCCCCCCAATACATTAAATTATTAATAAATGTGTTTTTACATTTACTGAATTCTTTACTTTTTACACTCGTATCATGAATAATATCTTCATCTGTTTCTTCATATAATACATCTAGTGGATTATATTCTGAATATTTCAAATGCTTTCTATAATATTTGTTACTCCCCCCTCTATTTATTTTATTCCCCTCTTCTAAATCGGGGAGGTCTATAATTATATATTGATCCCAGTCACTCATATTTATCATTCTATCTTTTTTATAATATGTATAAAATATTATAAAAAATCAATTTTTTTTAATTAAATTGTAAACCTTAATCCTTTTTGTTTTCACGAGACTTGTTTTTTTTGGTTTGAATTTTAGATTTTTTGGTTTTAGGTGCTAAATTCTTAGACGTTGATACCCGATCTTTCTCTTGACATTTAATAGTAAAAATCTTCTTCTTTTTATCAAAAAATAAACCAGGAATATCTTTAATAATACCATCCTCTTTATTATAGGTTATATCCTTGATCTTTGTAAACTTCTTATTATCTAATGCTTTTAATAAATATGATAACAAATGAGCGTTGCTTGTTTCCGATAATTTATTTTCTTCTGAAAAATGATCACAATATTTTTTCAGTTTGTCTATTTTGTGTGTTTTATTTAGTTTATTCCATGGTTGCGATTTATTCGTTTCTTTTTCCTTTTCTAGAAAATTATCAATAACATCCATATTACAAGCATCGCTTGATGGTTCAGTATTATTCGATGCATAATTATTATTCAAATATATGCTTTTATATTTTAATTCTTTATCAATACGATTTATTCTTTTCTTCTCCTTCTCTTTTTTCTCGTCGATAATTTCATTTTTATCATTTGAATTAGATTCTATAATATTGGTGGTTGAATCTATAAACTCCATATATGTTATATTGTTTTAATTCTAACTCATTTAAATATAATATTTAATATCATTGTATTTCTCTCTATAATTATATTCATACTATGTATGAATGACAATACAACGAAGGATATTACAATCACAGGACAGAACAATAAGTTCCAGCTTAAACGTGCAACAAGAGAGAAGCATAAGGAAACAAAACAAACAATTTTTAGCGAGGATTTAATATATTACGAACAAATTAGTAATATTAATAAAATATATTTAAATTGTGAATTTGAAGGAAAGAAAGTATACGAAACCGAAATTAAAAAAAAAATATCAAGTTATAAAGCCCAAGATGTTAAAAAAAGAAGATATGACTCTGATAAATTTATTGATTTTGATAATGTAATTGAAAAGCTAGTTATATCAAAATTAAAATGTAAATACTGTAATAAATCAACTGTGATACTTACTAATAAATACAGAGATAATGATCAATGGACATTAGAAAGAATTGATAATAATATTGGACATAATACTGAAAATGTTATTATTAGCTGTCTTGATTGTAATTTAAAAAGAAAGAATAGCAATATGGATAATTTTGAATATACTAAAAAATTAAAAATAAACAAATCGTATTAAATTATTTAAACAAAACACTTATAATAATATTATGTCCGCCTATACCACACAAAACGATTTACTTTTGAATAACTTAAAGTCATTTTATAAAGACACTTCGTCTTTGGACGAAATGTTAAATATAATTAACGGCGTATCAAATATTTCACTACGCATAGTGGATTGGTTTGCAACAAACTACGCAAAAAGCTTTTATACGGTTTATGATTTACAAAAAGAGAATGGTGAGTTTTCACGATTTAAAGTATATAATGATTATAAACTGAAATTAAAAGCGTACAGTAAACGAAGATTTGACCCATTTTGTCGTTGGGATCGCATTACATTCCCATACAAGAATGGAACATCAATACAAACTACTATTGGACAACTGAACTTTTTTAAATGGGCTCTAGAAAACAAAGTTGTTGATTATATTAGAGAAAATTATGAAACTATTGAAAATGATATGAATAGTCGAAATAGTACATCACGTAAAAAAAATGCTCCTATAAATGATAAGAGTAAAACCAGAAAAAAGAGACAAGAGCTATCTATTCTTGCATCCAAAAGTATTAAAAAAGAGGAAGTAGAAATTGTAGTAAAATTTAACTAATATTTATAAAAATTAATTTATTATTTATAAATATTTAATTTAATGTCTTCTGCGTCTTGTCTTTCTTGACTTCTTAGACTTCTTAGACTTCTTAGACTTCTTGCCCTTCTTGGTAGAACGTCTGCGTCTGCGACCACCAAGAGCAGCAGGAGCAGCAGGAGCGGCCATAGAACCCATTCTACTTCTTGCATTAGCCACTCCAGCATTTGCTGCATCCATAGTTTGTTGCCCCATTACTTGAGCCTTGGCTCCCATTTCGTTTGCCTTCGCCATGATACCCATATCGGCAGGTTTGAATGCATTTTCATCCTTACCTGCCATTGCTGCCATTTTCCCTCTAATATCACCCATACCAAAGAGACCACCACGTTTGCGTCTGGTAGAAGCCTTAGCACGTCTATTATTTGACCTAGTCTTTGCCATTCTATATTATAATAATAAAATAAATTTTTTTAATTCATTATATTATTTAACGTCTAAATAAATTGTTTATATTATAGGCCTTTGGGAAAACCTACTAAATTGGCACCAATACCGAATCCAGCACCAGAACGAGCAGATACAGCCATTGATGGAATATAAGTATCAAGAATTGCGAATGTTGCAGCCGCAGTTAACGCGATGAGTGCAATCTCTTCTAAATTTAACCCACGCTTGGCGTTAGGAATAGCAAAAGCAGCAATAGCCACCATTAAACCTTCAACAAGGTACTTAATCGCTCTTTTGATTAGCTCACTAAGATCAAATGCTTCGAACATTATATAAAATAGACAGAGAAAAAATATTAATATAATAAATACTTAAAATTTATATTAATATTAATATACATGCCTCGTTTTTCTAAACCAGTTGGTAATAACCCGTTAGTTGATTTGTTAGATGAAGATGATACAATCAGTGGACAAAAGTTTTGTTGCATTTCATTCCTTTCTCCAGAAAATATCATTAAAAATAAGGAATTATTCCTTTTTCAAGAATTCCTAAAGAAGTTTGATTTTACTAAATCAATGGAAAAGTATGAACAGTTTTTACAGTTCATTACTTTCAAATATAATCTGGATCAAGAATCCATTATGGCCGATTTAAAATCATTTTTGGCGGAAGAAAAAGATAATTTGCTTAAAACTACGATTGAAGATGAATTTAAAAATTTTATCGATGCAAATGAAGAACATTTAGACCGTGCCTTTAATGAACAACATTCGTTTAGAACATCAGTACGTGGTATTAAGGTTAGAGGGTCTTTTAATTCACAGGAAGAAGCAGAGATTAAATGCAAAATGTTACGTGAAATCGATCCTAACCATGATATTTTCGTTGGCCCAGTTGGTACTTGGATGCCATGGGAACCCGAAGCTTATAAAACCGGTAAGGTAGAACATTTGAACGATGAACTTAATCAGCTTATGCAGGGTAAGACTGATAACGAGAAGAGTGCTAAAGTTGAATTTGAAAAAAGAATTAGGGATGCTAAAGAAAAGGCAATGGATGAGAATCAAAAATTGGCCGAGAAAACAGGTAATGTACTTTCACAGAAAATGGACGAACAGGGTAACCTTATTAATACGTTGGCTGTAGATTATGACTCTATCCCAGATAATGATGTTATTCTTCCCGAAGAAATGAAAGAAAAGTCGGGTGCTACAAATATTTCGGCAAATGTAAGAAAGGAGCTATTTGAGAGTTCAAATATTACTACTAATCCTATTAGTCCTATTAAATCTACACGTAAAACACAAAGTATTGATGAAATTAATACCAGCGAAATTTCGAAATTAGATAAAGAAGAGTAATTATCTAGTTATTATTAATATATAAATTTTATAAGATTATATATTAATTTACTTTCTTCGTGTATTTCTTTTTGATTTATTGGATTTTCTTTTTCTAGTAGCCCTTCTTTTTGCCCTTTTTTTATTACTCTTTTTATTATTTCTTAATGATCTTTTTCGTTTCGTTTTTAGTTTGATACCCCCTAATTTTCTTCTATGTGGTATAGGTATCATAGGAGATACTTTATCATTATTAGCCATTTTGATGGAATGCTCCTCCAATTCATCTTCCATTTCCCCTCCGTACCTATCTCTAAGATCGAATTGTGCATTGGAGGATTTATTAAATATTTCTCGCTGCATGGTGTTGTCTGGATATTGATTTTTAGATCTTCTGTTATGCGTACGTCGACGTGCTTCTCTAATCTTATTGGGATCTCTTAATATACTATTTAATTCGTCATTGGAACTACCTAAACTCATATATATATTTCTTTTGAAAAAAATAATATTTAAATATAAAAATTTAATAAATATATGGGAAATGAAATATCCATTAATAAAGTAGGATATGAAGATATACAATACGCTATTAAAAATGGTTATTTACTGATTAATACATTACCGATTACAAAACAATCATGTTTAATTAAAAGTACAATTAATTCTAATGATGAAGAACGAATTATTAATGAATTAATTAATAGCGTGGATTCAAACGCATATATAATAATTTATGGCGAAAATGCGTTAGATGATACCACTTATGAAAAATGTAAAAAATTAATTCAATTTGGGTTTTCTAATATTCATATTTACGTTGGGGGGTTATTTGAATGGTTATTATTACAGGATATTTATGGGGTTGATCATTTTCCGACAAATGGTATAGAAATGGATTTACTTAAATTTAGGACAAATTGCAAAATAGATAAAAAATATTTAAAATAATTAAAATATTAAAAAATTATTATCTCCACTTATTTTATAATGGCAAGATCTCGTAAAGTTCACCAATCCAAATCTAAAGTTAGCAAAAAAACCATGCGTTCTCGTGCTTCTCGCGCAAAGAAAGCCACCCGTAAGGCTATGTCTTTGGTAAAGAAGGCTCGTGTTATGAGCGTGCGTGCTCGCAAGGCTATGAGTGTTGCTAGTAAGGCTCGTTCTTCTGTTCACGTTAAGCGTTCTAGCAAGGGCGGCAAGTCTCGCAAGGCCCGCAAGTCTCGCAAGTCTCGCAAGCATTAAGCAAATTTAATTAATATTTAATAGAATATATTACATATTAATATTTAAAATAACGATATAGTTATTCTAAAATTTTTTTCAAATTAATTAGAACTATATTATGTACCAAAAAACATAAGTATTTAGGCATAAATTCATGCACAATTTCACAATCATTTTTCTTATTATTTTTATAATTACTAAAATTTATACGCGTACTATCACATATTATTATCATCGACGGCAATTTATTTTGTAACTTTAATTCTTTAATAAAAATTACAAAATTGTCAATCCTTTTCAAAATATATTCCATCTCATAAAATAACTCTAATTCTTTTTTTTCAGATTCGTTCTCATCCTTTAATGCATATCCAAAATCTAATATTGTTCGATGATGTGATATGGCATCGTTTCCTTCATATCCATATAATGGATTACCAAAACACACAAAATAATCTAAGTCGATATTCAAAATATAATTATTAGATATATTATTTATTTTATGGTTTGCATATTTAATATTAGAAGTCGTAAAATGTACATCTAAATCAACACCTTCATCCATATCCTTATCTACTTTTATTGTGTATTTTGGACAAGTACCTCCATAAAAATACGATTCTCTATCATTTAAAGATATTTTTACATTTGAACTATTATATGGTTCTGTAACCCAATCAGGTGTAATCCAAAAAACACCGTTATTATTTTCATACGGCAATAACATAGGTACAAGAACACCACCAATATCTGTTATTAAGTCGTCGTATTTATCAATCATATTTTTATCATTTTTATCCCAATCATTAATATACTCTTGAAAAAAAGATTTATTGTTTTTTATTGGGTTCATATCGGCGTGCGTATCAATATGTAATATTGTACCAGGATTTGATTTATTGTTCTTATATACGTATTCTACTGCATGATGGTGTTTTGATACTTGATATATTGGTATTTTATTTATCTCAATATACTTATTGTCATTCATGTATTTATAATAAAACGTAATCCTATCATTTAATTCTTCCAATATTGGTATCTTAAATAAAAAAGTACTAATGGACCCCAATCTTTGAAATGTATAATCTATCCTTTTTAATATTTTTTTTAACTTTTTATCAGATAAATCCATCCCCTTATTTATTCGTAATTCGGTTCTTCTTAAATAATTATCAATTTCTAAAATATCACTTTCGCATTTCGATAAATATTTATAATAATCATCATCATCTAGGTCATCTGTATGATTTAATAATAGTTTTTCATTACTATAATATGTTCTATATAAATCATCTCTATTAATTATATTTAAAATATATGTGTCATCATAGTATAAATATATTAATCTTGAAAATAGTAATATTAAAATGATAACTATAATGATATTAATTATTGTAAGCATAATCTCTTGTTATTTTATTAATTGAAATGTTAAACTAATTATATAATTAGTTTAAAAACATATTGCATATTTTACATATGGACGTTTCATACAATCCTGCAAATATTTCACATGAGGATCATGTGGACGTTTCAAATAATCCTGCAAATTTGATATATGACAATGATATGGACGTTTCAAACAATCCTGCAAATATATCTTACGATTCTGATACCGATAATGATGATGATAATGATCATTCTGATACTGATGATGCTAAATATGAGATAATGTATTTTACTTTGATGAACTATTGGAATATACATACAGAACCATTTGTCAACGCATATTCTCAATTAAAGACGGATTTATATGATATTGAGTGGTTGGATAATAAATACGATAACCAAAAATTTACAATTCGATCTATGGTTATTATTATACTTACAATTTCTTTGTCAACCATATTTCATAATTTGAGAATTGACAAACACGATAGTAAATTATATGATTTTCAAAATCAATTTTTGGAGCACAAAAATATACTAGACAATCATCATGAAAGTATTCATCAACTCTTGAAATACAATTTTATAAAACAATCTGATAGTTGTCATAACTAATTGTTATTTTTATATATAAAAAATTGATTTTTTTTATATATAATTATTATTTAAAAACATGTCATCCCCACTATTAATAGTACAGGAAGTAATTCCTCATAAATTTCCCCAAGAGATTTTAAATATAATTCAATCATTCTTGAAAAATGATATGGCATATCAAGCAATAAAAGAATATTATGATTATCTTAATAATAAAAAAGAAACATATGAAGCTGATGTTTATAAAACTTACATAATGCCCAATTGTTACTGTCATCGCCTACGCAGAAACAGAGATTGTAGTTATTGTCATGAATTTGAATAT